CATCGGTCACCTTAATAGTGGTCATCCACGTACCCCTTGGCAATGTCACCTGGTTGCCCTGAGTGTTCCGAGTGGTTAGGGGTTCTTTAAGTGTCCAATTCTCCACCGCAACCCCCACACTCTGTTTGGTGGCTCCGTAGACGTGCATCTCATCACTTAGTTGGCTGGTGGTATTATAGAAATGCACCATCGATTCAATCTCATCCACCGTTAATAGTTTCTCGCCACGGGGGTAGTCACAATCCGGACAATCCGGAATAGCCACCGGCCCCGTTACAAGTCGTTTAGCATCATCTTTTAGTGTTATCAGTTCCATAACAATCATCACCTCAAATAAAACTTTAAAAAGAAATTAAGAAACACTAAATAAGCCAACCCGGACAGGAATAGATAAAAAATATTCATTATACTCATTCTTCCCGTGGCTTGCTTGTTTCATCTGCCATCTCACCCGCTTGTTCCTCAGTTCTGAAGAATGTGGCTGTGCATCGGCAATTCGGGTGGAGTGGGGGTAGCATATCCTCATCCTCTGGGACATGGAATGTGTTCCCGTCATAGGTTTCATAACAGTCATCACAACAATCACCAGCACTGACTACGATGAAGTATTCCTTCCCCTTAGCCTCAGCCTTGACGAGTTCGGCCTGGTTCCGGGCATAGACTGTTTCGGTCCTTGCGATGACCTCCGCTCTATTTTTGGTCATGCCTTCGATGTTCTTAGCCATCTCATCCCTGGCATACCGCATACCCTTCTGATTATTAATACTCTGTTCAAGAGTGTTCCGTAGTTGGCTGGTGGTATCACTGCCCAGTTTAGTTAAGTGGTCCATGGTCCGGGTTCGGATAATCTCTTTGGTTAATTCCTGAGTACCACCCGGTGGAAGTGACTTAACCCGGCTCATGTATTCCGCGGCCACCCCGTTCACCGCCTCCATAAAAAAGGGCATATTAGCCTCTGTAGTCATGGGGTTGGCTTGGACATAGATTCCCAGGCGTTCCCGGAACTCCACGAGTGTTTTACTATTGGTGGCGAGGTCTTCCACATCGGCTTCGATCCGTTCCATGACCCGCCTGAATAGTTTTATGTTCTCGGTGATAGCGGGGGTGTCAGCTTTAGCAGCTGCATGGTGGATGGGTTGGGTGTAAAGGTTAGGTTGTGAGGGTGCCTTTAAGCTTCTTAATGAGTCGTCCACTAATTGTGCTATCTTCAGGGCTGTCTCTGTTTTCACGTGCCACCTCCTCCAATATTCCATCACGTAGATTCTTTAGGGTTTCCACCACATCCACAGGGACAGGAGTTTCAGGAGTATAATCAATAGGAACCCCATTAAGGTAATGAGCATCAAGGGCCGGGTGCTCCACTGGTTCTAATCCGAACCGGTCCCCGAATGTTTTAATCAACTGACTTGGTGTGACAGCTGCCATCTGGAATAATTCCTTCATAATGGCCAGGTCGCTCTCTTCATCCTCTAAGTCAATCGGGTTAAAAACAAACCTGTAATCAGTAATACCGAAGGCACCTTCAACGATATACCGGTTAATAGCATCCTCCCAGAGTTGTTGTCGGGGCTGGATTACGCCGTTCTTATAGTTCTTCTTGGATTCGATGGCGGTGTTTCCACCAAGTGATCCGGCTTGCATGACTCCGATTCGGTAGGGGTCCATGCCGTGGGCGGTTATGACTTCATCCCGGTTATCCATCCGATACAAACGGAAACTGGCATCCTTAGTCTCCGTGGATAATGGGTGGAACTCCACTCCCACGTTGCTTTTTTCTAACCCATCACGTGAAGGGATTGATATAACCATTGTACTGTGAGGGTTCTCCTGGATAGATTGGAGTTGCTCCTGGAGTTGTTCCTCCAATAATGTTAAGCCACTAGTCTTATCACGTTCCCCCTCATCAAAGTCACCAGTAATCGTGATAGCATAATTAGGAATACCATAGTTCTCAAAAAAGGCTACATTGTAGGTGGCTCGGCCCTGCTCACCATACATGGTAGGAATAGCGGGTATACTATCCGGGAAACCATAATAATCAGAACGGGCAGTGTGGTTGGTTAAGTATAATAATTCATTCGCTCTCCGGCCCAATGCCTCCGGGCTTTGTGGAGCATCAGTGTTAAATGAATCCCCGGTGTTACTATCAATCTCACCCTCATATTCGATGTTCTTGAACCAGACCTTACCGGTCCCCCTCTCCTGGAGAAACTTGGTTTTATCCTTATGGATCCGGAATGTGTGGGCGGGTATGTAGACGGCGGTTTTGGGTTCGGCTTTGGGATTGTTATTATACCTTACGAGTTCTATGCCGGCGTATCCTACTTCCTCGAAGTCCTGGGCGGCTTTCTGCCATGTCCCATGGGGTACTCGGTTTTTAAAGAAGTCCTCTAACTTCTTTTTGTTGGCCTCTGACCCTTTGCCTTTGGTGGTGGGTTGGATACTGAATCCACTGCCGGCTACGTCTAGGGCTTTTTGTTTGCAGCACCGGTTGTGGTAGACGTTGACTTCAGTTAGGGTGACAAGTTGAGTGGGGTTATATAAGGGTTCTACTATTCCACGTGCCCCGTAGGTGCTGGTGAAGGGGTCTTCGGGTATTTGTTGACTGCCATTGTTGCTTGATTTGATGCTGTATTTTTCTAGTATTCCTGGCCTGACTAATCGGCCCCGATCTGTGTATATGTAACTCTTCATCCGTTATCGTCTCCGACCAGTATGTAATAAGGCACTCCGTACTTCTCGTTTACCCCGTAACCTTTTTTGTAGGTAGATGTAACCATAAGCTGTTGCGTCTATGATGTCGTCATGAACTCCATCCGGGAAGCTCCTTAGTTCACTGTTAATTAATTCAACTTGTCCGGGTGGTAAGTCAATGAAGAACCTTCCATCCAGGATGCCATTCTTTAGGGGTGTGGCCCGATCCGGCTTACTCTTAATCGCCTTTGACCGGTATACCCGGTATCCTTGGAGTTGTTGCCTCCACTCCTGGAATAATAGGTCACCAGCTGCTGCGACTCCGGTCTCAATGAGGATAGGAGTGTTCATGGTGTCACTATTAGCGGTGTTGATGAGGGTTTGTTTCGTCTCATTACTGTACCGGCCATGCACCAGGTGGGTTATTCCAATTCGGCCCTTGTTGGTTAAGGCCATTAATGCTCCGGCTGTTGCGTCTGAATGTAATGTATCACCCTTGGATATGTCCCAGCTTCTTACTCGTTGGGTTATTTCTTCACCAGGCTGTAATCCCTCATACTTGATCTTGTCAAGGTCAAAAAAGTCACTGGTTTCGTCTAATGGTTTTTGTTGATAGATGCTGCTGAATAAGCTGTCACCCATCGTGGCTCTTTTGTTTTCGAGTTCTGCTAATGTGTACTGTTCCGGCCATAGTGGGGTATCATCTGGTAGGATGGCGGGGAATGTGATAAACTTATAATCGTGTGATAATTTGTCCTCTAAGTAGCCTGATAGGTCGTGGCTATGCCACCGGGTATGCAAAACCAATAAACGTGTTTGTGGCTCCAACCGTTGGATTATGATACGGAGGAACCAGTTAACCTTCTTTTGTAATGCGGTGGGTGTGAGTTCGTCTTCCTCTCCTTTGTAAGGGTCATCAACGATAATATAATCCGCATCCTGGCCAGTTATTGACCCACTAGCTCCGGTTAATCGGATACTGCCACGGTAGAGTCGGCCATCCTTAGTACAAAACTTTAAATGACTGGATGAATGCTTAACATCACTTAGGTAAATGTTGAAGTAGGCTCCATGAGTCTGAATCAACTCCCGGATATCCAGTCCAAACTTCTCAGCCAACTCCTTAGTGTTGCTTACTATTAGGATGTCCAGGTCCGGGTCCTGGAATAATAGCCATAATGGGTAGGCCAACGTGATCATCGTACTCTTGGAGTGCCTTGGTGGCATGGATACGCATAGGTGCTTATCCAATAATCCCAGTTTCAAAGCCATAAGGTGCCGGCTTAATTCCTTAATATGCCCCGCCGGTTTGGCCCCGGTCTTAAATTGGGGGATAGTAACAAAATAACGATAAAATAGGTACAAATCATTAAGGAACAAGGCATCAGTCTGTGGTTCCAATGTTATAATCCTCTTCACTAAGTATCTGCTGCTGGATGGATGGGTC